GAGCTTATGCTTGAAGCTGAAGTCCATGTGGATTTGCAGTTCCTCCATATCCCGTGGCTCGCCGTCCTCCATTGAGAATACGCCCTCATTTGCCAATGGTGAGTTCATCTTCTGAAGCTCAGAGCGCATTTTGATTTTTACCTCCTGCTTGGCCTTGTATCCTTGAATCTCCTCCTGAGAAAGGATATCGATTGGCGTAGCGGTGATGTTGTATGAGCGCTTAGAAAGCTTGGCAAGCGCCAGGCGGCGGAATCTAGACACAACAGGAAGGATGGACCAGTCGATATTCAGCCAAGAGTCGTTTTCGCTTTCGGAAACGTCAAGCATTCGCTTGTATTTGCTGATTGACTGCGTTCCCATGGCGTAGTCACGAATGGTGGCATACGTGTATCTAGCGCCATAGAATATTTTACCGTTCATTCCATTGAACTCCTTGTGTGCAGCTTTTACATAGGCAAGAATCCAATCCCGATTTTTCTCAGAGTTTGGAATCAAGTGTGATGGGTATCCGTACTTGCTCATTAGTAGCGTCCTTGAATTTGATGTTTTTTAAATATGTCCGAGATGGATACTTTAATCTCCTTACGCTCGAACAGCGTATTCTTGTCAGCCATCAGTGAGTAACCAAAGGCCATCGCAGCGTCAAATTTTGTCGTTTTCTCTACTCTAAATTCAAGCAAGTCGTTAATCAAAGATTCGAAATACAGGCTACTTGCATGATTATAGACATATTCCTCCATGTATTCAGCCAATTGTCTATTGGTACGCTCTGTGGCGTGAATACCGTGTTTTCCTCCTACTTTCATTACAAAGGCATCATAACCCATCTCACAAAGGTACTGAATACAGTTTACTCTGTTTCTTTCAATTAGAGCACTGGCACCATAATAATGAATAAGTCTAATCATGTCTTCGTAAAACATCTTGGCCATAGCTGGTCTATAGATATACTCAGCAACTGGCAAGCCAGACATTTCGTCGAATGCGTCAAACTTCTTGAACACATAGGCAGCACCTTTAGACCCACGGTCGTCTACTGTCTGGTCCAAGTCATACGGGTCAACTCCAGCTACATATCTTATACGTTCACCTGGAGTTCGGCGTCCGTTCTTTTCAGATATTGCGTTTGGTTTATCAGGATGCTGTAGGATTTTGTATTTACCATTGATGTCTGGCACAAATACAACCTCGTCTTTTTTTGAAGCATCTTTCCAGATTAGGTTCCCAACTTCTGGCTTTGATGGAGCCCATTGAATGTGCTCAAGCTGGTCATTCAGCTTCATTGCATCAAACAGACACTCATCTCCGTCAGTCCTAAAGGCTTCCTCTGGAGAGAATGGGTTTTTACGGATGTAGCTCGATAGGGATTTACTATCGCCCTGAAGGGCTTTGCGTTCACCGAGGTAGTAAGCTTTTGATTCTTCTATCCTTGGAAGACCATACTCATCAAAGAACAACGTCTCATATGACGGAGTAAAGTATCTCCAAAGACCACTTATTGTCCTTCCTGAATCAGTAAGTTTTGTCTGGTCGCTGTTTCTCCAAAGCTTTTTAAATCCATCGCCTCCGCCAGACATCTCTTCTACTGTTGTGGTATACAGAGCCTTACCAATAAACTGACCGTCTTGCTCAAGACAGAACCTTACAACCATGTGGCGTTCCCAGATATCGACATCCTCCAGCTTACCAGCCTCATCCGCAACATATCTGTGTAGTTTGGCGCCATCATATGCGAACAGCTGAGAGTTCCTCCAGTCAATCCAAGATTCAAGTTCTGGGAGACGCTCGTATGCTGCGTCAACTCGGCCTCTCTTAGTCGTCTTGTAAAAGCGCATTTCAGACGTTGGCGTAACACCCTTTGCTTGGTCGTATACGGGCTTGAAGAAGTCTGGAAGGTGTTTGAACGGGTTCACTACTGCCTTTGCAAATACGTTACGCTTAGCATCGTCAGCGGTTTTAGATTGGATTCCAGCGTATTTGTTTTTACTCCTGGACGGAAGGTCGTAAAGGAATATACCAGAGCGATACGTTTTTCCCTGACGGCGTTTGGTTAGTTCTACTACGCCCATGCAAGATGGGGCCTCGATGGCTGCCTGTAGAAAGTAAAAGAACTTCCTGTCTGGGTCACGATAGCTCGGATATCCGATGTCAATCTTCCACCAGTTAAGGTACATGTAGTGGAGACCGGTCAGGTACGTTGGCTTACCATTGTTCATGAACCAGACACCGTTTAGGCGCCTGTCCCACTCTTGTTGTCTAAAGGACTCAATCTTAACATCGTAAAAAGATGGGTCGGTATCTTGCTTCCTAATCTCAGCAGCCCGCATCTTATTGTAGTCGGACGGAAGCTCAGTACGCACCCATTTCTGGTCTTTGTGTTTGGTAGAAGAGCTCAGTATTGGCCGTTTTTCAATCTGACCCGTCAGTCTGTTAAACACATATCCAGGCGCTGGTGTCCAGCACTCGATGTCGTTTATTACGTGCTTTACGCCTCCTTTAATCTTATTATACATTTAGGTCGGCAATATCTTCAGGGGTTATATTCTTCACGACAACCTTAGCCGCAAGCTCTTGGTCTCCTTGGTACAGCTTGTCATAGTATGCCTCTAGACGCTTGTTGATTTCGTCCATGTCGTTCATAATCTTGGACTTAATCTGCAACGCCTGCAAAAGGTCTTTGTCACGCTCCTCTTCTGTCCGAACCAACAGCTTAGACTGGTACTCGTAGAAGACCTCCTCATTAGACACAATCATAGACCAGATTCGGTTGTTCTGATGCTTAAGGAACTCGTCAATTGAGATTATGAACAGCTCGCTCACCATATCAATCATAGCCTCTTCTATGTTTTCGTGTTTAGCGAGGCCAGATAGGTTAGAGCATTCTTTCTTGCGCTGAGTGAGCTCCGGGTAGTGCCTCTTCATCGGAGAGGACTGGTCGTACATGTAGCATATGTACTTGATAATCGGAGTGGCTACGGTTTTGTACGATTTAATTATCTGTGCAAAACCCCTGAGGTTCTCTATGTTGGGAACATCTTTGATGTCTTTTGCGCCATGCACCTTGAAAGACATTGAACTAAACTCAGAATCGTGAAACATAAAATTAAAATTTGTCTAACAAAGGTATAGCCAAAATGTCTAAATTTGTAGAATGAAAGCTAAGGACCTTAAGCGTAAAGGTGGTAAGATTCAATACCATGGCGACTCATTTGATGGCTACAACAAGCCCAAAAGGGCCCCATCTGGAAGCCCCAAAAAGTATGTTGTCCTTGCTAAAAACAGCTCTGGCGAAGTACAGAAAATCGGCTTTGGGGCACGGGGGTATCAGGACTTCCTGCAACACAAAGACCCAAAGAGACGAGCAAATTTCAAGTCACGCCACAATTGCTCATCTGAGACCAACAAACTAACAGCAAGGTGGTGGGCTTGTAACTATAACTGGTAAGTATGTATTGCCCTTCATGTGATTTACCACTTACAGACAAGGATATAGAGTTATTAAGCAAAAGAAGAGGAGTTCCAAAGTCATACTGCCAGGAGTGTTCAAGAGACTATAGAAAATGGTCCAACATCAGAAGGCGTTACGGCATAAACCAAGAACGGTACAATCAAATAGTAGAAGCTCAAGAAAACAAATGCGTACTATGCCATGAAGAGATTGGACCCAAATCAGTTGTCGACCATTGTCACTCATCTGGAGTTGTTCGTGGGATTCTTTGCAACAACTGTAATGCCTTAGTTGGATTCTCAAAAGAAAGCATAGAAGTACTTAATAGGACAATAGAATATCTTAAACGATGGAAAGAAAAAGCAGAGTAAACGAGTCCGGCAATTACACCAAGCCCGGAATGAGAAAGCAGCTTTTTGAGCAAATCAAAGCTGGAGGCAAGGGTGGCGACCCCGGAGAGTGGAGCGCCAGAAAGGCCCAGATGTTAGCACGATTATATAAGTCAAAAGGAGGGGGATATAAATGAAGGCTCCGCAAAAAAGTCTAAAAAAATGGACACAGCAGGAGTGGACTACTTCTGACGGAAGTCCGAGCGAAGGCAAAAAGCGCTACCTACCAAAAGCAGCGTGGAAGGCTCTTACGCCGGCGGAAAAAGCAGCTACAAACGCAGCTAAGGCTAAAGGAAACGCTGAAGGCAAGCAATTCGTAGCGCAGCCAAAATCTATTTCTAAAAAAGTAACCAAGTACAGAAAATGAAACTATCTACGAACTTCTCTCTGGGCGAACTGACCCGTAGCGACGCCGCAAAACGTCAAGGAATTGCTAACGTGCCAACCGAGCAAGAGATTAAAAATCTAAAGGCAATCTGTGAGGATATCCTTGAGCCATTACGTGCCGATATGGGATTCCCCATTTTCATTAGTAGCGGGTTTCGCTCTGCTGCCGTAAACAAGAAGATTGGCGGAAGCACCACTTCACAGCACTGTAAGGGTGAGGCCGTAGACATCGATAACGATGGTAACAACGCAGAAATTTTCCATTGGATTCTAGAAAATGCTGATTTTGACCAACTTATCTGGGAATTCGGAAATGAAAAAGAACCAGATTGGGTTCACGTTAGCTACGTAAAAGACCGTAAAAACCGTGGCCAGATTTTGCGTGCAAAGCGTGTCGCTGGTAAAACTGTCTACGAAAAGTTTTAACTTTGTCTAAAGACCTCAGACCATGAAAATGAAGATGCTTACTCCTAAAATGTATAAGGAGATTGAAGTGAAGTCTCCTGACCTTATGGAGGCTATGAGGCAGGTGCAGGCCGCCGTGAAAGTGTGTGGCTGTACTCCGCTGTACTACGAGATTTGCGCCAAATACGAAGAAGAATCAGAATAAGATGCCAAGTAAGAGTAAAAAATTCTACGACTCCAATCCGAAGTCTAAAGAGCTCAAGAAGAAGTACGATACAAAGTACCATTCTACTGAAGAGCGGAAGAAGTACCGTGCTTTTCTGAACAAAAAAAACAGAGACGCCGGGACTTATGGGAATGGAGACGGAATGGATTATGACCACTCTGAAAGGAAGTTTATTAAGAAAGAACGCAATAGAGCAAAAAAGTAATCATGCCACAGCCAAATAAGAAGCGAGTAACGAGAGGGGAGAAGCTATCGGCAAAGGCGGAGCTTGAAATGCTCAGCAATCCGTGGTCTGGAGATGCTGGCCTAGAGGCATTTCAAGAGCAACAGCGAAGACAAGAACGCCCAGTCCTTGATGCCGCAAAAAAAATGCGCCTTGGATGGAGCGGTCTTGCCCTTGGTGGAAAGAACGGAAGAAGCAAAGCCGAGAACTGGAATGAGCTAACCAATAAAATGGAGACACCAACTAGCCTAGACAGCAAAGCCGTTAAGGCTTTGAAGGTTATTGGTCGTGCTACTCCTATTCCACTTGTGGCTGGGGCCGTGGCATCAGGCATGACGCCAATCGTTGTATATCCAGAACTTCGGGGCGCTGGTGATTTTGTCGAGACGGTTGTTTCCGAGTCTAGAAAAAACAAAGACTACAGAAAGGATGTCAAGGTATTGGCAAAGTCTAATCGTAAAGATGCGTCTTTGTATGAACAAAGGGCCGGAGAAATAGTCCGGGCCAAATACGAAGCACGTGGATTAAAGCAAGAGGACATAGATAAACAGAAATACGGCGCACAGCAAACCACATACGCATCCAATCAAAAAACCCTAAAGAAAAAATGACCGGCCAAGAATTCGAAGATTGGGTAAATGACCTTGAAGAGGCAAAGCAACCCACTTGCAATATTGAAAATCCAGAACAGTGCGAAAACTGCGGAAGCTGATGAACGAGGCGTTCAATGACTACATCTTTCACTACAATCCATACTCTCGGGTATGGAGTGCGGTAAAGCGTGAGTATTCCAATGCCTACTTCAATGGGGAGGATATCCCTGAGGGTGGAATTCACCGCTCTGAAGATTTGAAGATATTAACGCATTACATCAACTGGAATGGCTAAGAGTGCAAAAAAGCGTGGTGAGAATACAAGCGGTAAGAAGCGTGTAAGCAAAGACCGTGTGGTAATTGGTATTAATAATTTTGAAATTGTAAATCGGTTATGGCAAAAGTAGCGGCCGTTCTGGTCAAGCGTGAGAAGAAGCAGGTATCTCGTCCTGGTGTTCACGCAAAAACAAAGTCTTCTAAGAACAAGGGCAGCAAGCTCTACAAAAAGGTCTATAAGGGCCAAGGAAAATGAAATGGTCGTTCATCTTAATCCCATTACTAACTGGGTGCTCAGCAAGCTGGCATCTAAAGCAGGCAGTGAAGAAGGACCCGTCTCTCCTTCAAACGAAGACCATTGTCCTTACCGACACCTTGGAGCTTCCGGGGAAGACGATTGTTGACACGTTAGAGGTTCCTACTCTTGACCAGTGGACAGCTTGGGAGAATGACTCTCTTAGAATCGAGTTGTCTTTAGTTAAGGATGCTGTGACTGGTCAGAGCCGAATCAAGTTCAAGGCTGATATCAAGCCTCAGACTATAACCAGGGAAGTGAAGGTAGACTGTCCTCCTTCGGTAATCCAGAAGCCCTCCTCTCGTTCAAGGCTATCAAGCTTTGTGCTCTACGCTCTGGGAGCCTTGTTCGTTTATGGCGTAGGGTACCTGCACGGTCGAGTAACTGGGAGAGGATAATACGTCCTCTTCTAGATATCCGATATACCCCATATGCTTGTTTATGGATAAGGTCGTCTTTGATGGCGTCCTTGATGTGGTCTGCGGTTACAGAATACAGCTGTGAGCCATCTATATCGTTGGAGTAGTTGAAGAATCCATCTACGTCTTCTAGGTGTGCTGCGAACAGCAGGAACATAACGGTGGGCTCACCGATATGATGGTCTTTAGCTATGTACTTGATAGCCCTATTTATTTGGAAATAATCCAACGCAGCGTCTGATGCTCTACGGATTATCTCAATATTTGACGACATGTCTCCATAATTACTGGGCCTTGCTCACCGAAGTCCTCATCTACAAACTCTTCATTGATAAAGTCTATGGCCTCATCTATTTCGATGTCTTTACGTCTCATGGCTATATCAACCATTGCCCAGTAGTCATAGACAAGGCATGGTTTGAGGTTTGGCTTTACCGCTATACCGAGGAATGCGTCCTCCATATCTCTGATGGCTACAATCCCGTTTACGAATTCGTTGTCATCACCGAGTGTATCGAAGATGTACTTCCGCAGGGTGTCGTAATCGTGGATTGTTCCGTACATGTTGCAAATTTAAGATTTCCGATTATATTAACTAGTTAGTTAGTTAACTAGTATAGTTATATACTTAGAACATATATGTGGACTTTTTTGAAAAGTGTACGGATTTTCCGTACATCCACCCCCCAGTTTCCGGATTTTCCGTACACGTGTTACAACTCATGTCCGGATTTTCCGTACACCCATAATTACGATGTACGGATTTTCCGGAAACTAGTCAGACCACTTATCCGTTGGGAGTAGTGCCATGAACGTCCACCGCATCCACGTCACACCAATCCAGTAACCACCCTCGAGTGATTTATCGTAGCCAATGGACACGCACGGCAGAACAACAAACACTCCCCAGTTTTTTAAAAAGTATGTTTTCATGGTGTGAATATAATCATTTTCCTGATGTCAGGAACTTGGTGACCCCGGCACGATTCGAACGTGCAACCCACAGCTTAGAAGGCTGTTGCTCTAGTCCGATTGAGCTACGGGGCCTCTATCACTCTTCGAGCCAGTCGACTAGCGTGGCATCGATATCCTCTTCACACATCACGTATACGTTCTGCATGTCGAGCCTATTCTCAAAGGCGTTGCGTGGGTGGAAGGTAACCTTCTGACCAACCATCTCTGGATTGGGGTGTACGAGCACCGTTCCCTGCTTCTCACTAACCAACCCCTCAGGACGCAATTTCAGCCCTCCTGAGAGCTTTTCTGGTAGCTTGTAAGGTACCACTGCCACATGACCATTAAAACTCTCCCAAATCGAAGAATCTGACCTCTTCACAAAGAACACAGAGTCCTCTGGCACCAAACACCTCGTATCATCGTCAATAAACGCCACAGAGCCCTCCATCTCTACCACCGTGTAGTGAAAGAACAATCTGTCCCCTCTACCTACTCTAGAGCCCCTAGGAGACGCATATACGACCCCCTCCTGCTTAGCATAGTGCGTGGGCCTATACGTCGGGTCGACATACAACACCCCTCCACCGTTCAACTCAATCTCCCTATTGTACGCATCCCTATTGATGTCCACAATAAAACGTCCAAATACACTGCCCATAATCAACTTATTTGACCGCAAATATAACCAACCCCACACCAACCAAACCAATAGCTAAATCCTATCACCTACTTGTCTTACCCCCGTAATTTTCGAGACAAACACCATTTCCAATAGCCAAAACCTATCAGCATCCCAACACCATACCCCCATCTAAATACCCCCACCACCCAGCAAAACCACTGTAAATCAGTTAACTAACCGGGTGCCCATAGCTAAAAACTATTAGCCAACAAACCATGTAGGTCGGGAGGAAACAATGTGAGTTGGGAGGGGCAATAACACATACAAGAAGGGGGGAGTGCCTGCGCTGCGGGAACCGCTCGCACTCACCGGGTACCCCCCGCTGGCTTTCAGCCTCACACGAGGTACCCCAACCTCCCCCAGCCAGCCAACTAATGCCAAAGTAAAACTAAAAGTTTTAACCCTGCTATTAGACTGGCTAACCGGCTGAAAGTCAGTAGGGTTAGACCGGGAACTTCTTGTATTATTGACGAGTCAATAAGTACAAGAAAACCCCCCAAAAACTCCCTTGGCTTGACTCGCTCTAACTTAGCGTGTGAAACTAAAGTAAGACTTTAGTCGTGTGTGAAGTTTGCGCTTGGGTTATGCTTGGGCTTTATGCGCCCTTATGCGATTACAATCCCCTTGCCATCCCTTTAGGGATGATTTCCCATTGTCTTGGATAGGTTTGGAAAGTTTCCGATGCTTGCCGTATCTTTGCAGCAGTTCAACCGGTCAACCGACCACAATTCCCCTTAATCATGAAAACCACGACAACCACCCCAACCACCCGTAAGACTAACCGCAAGAGCAGCAAGGCTGCCCCACGTGTTAGTAGCAAGGCTACAAGTCTTGAATCAAAAGAGGCGAAGCCTCTGCCGAAGGACGTTTACTTCCGGCTTCGCTACCGATTGGCTTTACAAGCCAATAATCTTGGCTCTGCCAAGAAGTTTGCCAACATCCTTAAAAGGATGGAGGCTCCTTTGGAAGTTAAAGGTGAAACCTTTAAGACAATGGCTAAAGCCATTGAGTACGTAGATTCATTGAAGGCTCCGAAGGCTACGCCGAAGGCTGCTCCGGTAGCAAAGAAGGTGCGTGAGCCGAAGGCCACGAGCGATTCTTTGGCTGAAGTGCTGAAGCAAATCAATGAGATGGCTACGAAGTACAATTGGTCTAAAGCCGAAGTAGCCAAAATGACTATGGCTGCTATTGACAAGGTTGGTGCTTAAGCATCAACCTTTTTTATTCTTTTAAATCTATGAATACCTTCGAGATTACCCTTGACGGCAAGACTTACCGCATAGAGGCTTATAGCCTCCGTGAGGCAAAGACTGCCGCTGTTCTCCTTTCTATGAATCTTTATGAACTCCCCTTTGAACTTTAATTTCTTTTGTCTAATCTTTGGAATCTTTCTAACACTATGAAACCCTTTTCTGACCACGAAATGAGCCGAATTCAAGCGGCTCTCTTGCAGCGATTTTTAACCACCGAAGGTGCTTATCAAGACTACCTCAAAGCATTCAAGAGCGACAACGAGGAGGGCTATTCGCTATATGTTTATACCGGTGTTTCGACACATTTATTGTATACTTATTGCGCTATAATTTCTTCCTTTAATTGGGATTCACATTCAAGAGCCGAAGGAAAAACTTGGGCTGAACTCAATTCTGAGTCTACGGATTTCATAGAGTCAGAATATAAAAAGATAGACAAGTGGGTTAGGACTTCAGTCATAGCCTATGACCTTTATAGATTCCTTGGACACGAGGTCTTCGCTTCCTTTGTTGCCAATGTAGTAAGATGGAAAGTCATCAATGAATTGAAAGAATCTGAAGGGCTCAATATCATAGATGATGCGTTCACTTGGAAAGCAACATTTGAAGGTCACGACTTTTGGTCTGACTTAAGTGCTTCTTATGATGAATTCAAGACAAGTGAAGCCGCCGCACTTTAATTCGGTAGCAAAATCCCTTAATCAATCAAAACCTTAATCATGGAATTTTTAATCAAAACCACGGCCGGTCAACAATTATCTTCTAAATCATTAGACACGGCACTTCGTGACGCCGGGCTTCACAAAGCCGGAGGCAGACTCACTAAATCTCAAGCCCTTTTTCGAATCAAGAAAAACGGAGCCTCTTTATACATCAGAAAGAATCACTACGAAGGCTGGACTTTAGTCGAAGACGTAGAGCAATTCACCTCGGGAGAATCAACCTCTCAAGGCGGAAGCCCCGACGATGGACTCTCTGATTCTCAACCAATTCAATCAACCAACCCCGACATGACAACCACCACAATTCAACAAGAAGTAAAACAAAAGTCTAAAGCCGACCGCATTGCTGAACTCGAGCAAGAACTCAAGGAAAAACAAGAGCGCAAGGAATCATTAGAGCAAGAGAAGCAAGAGCATAAGAAAGACCTTGCCGAGGCTTGCGAACGCCAACAAAAACTCGAGGACATTGGTCTATGGGATGATGATTCTATGACTACTGCCCGTGAGTCTATTGAGCAGACCCAAGCCGATGCCCTAAGCCAAGCCGATGATGCTCAAGACTTGATAGAGCAGACCGAGCAGCGGATTGAGGAAATCGAGAAGGAACTCGAAGAACTCAAGGCTGCACCCGAGGAGTCTACTGATGTTCCGGTCGGCAAGAGCAAGGTCAAGCACCCAATGCAAGATGTCTTGATTCGTCGATGCAAGGCTGTTCAGAACGCTCACAATATGAGTCAAGATGCTTTGTATCCTATGCTTGTTGGCCCGGCTGGCTCCGGTAAGACTACGGCAGCAAGGAATGTCGCTCTTGAGATATTCGGTGAGACTGCTATCGAGGATGGCAAGTTCGGCATGATGTCTCTCAATGAAGAATCAGAACGCAGCGAAGGCTTCGGCTTCATTAGCCCTATCGACAAGATGTACAAGTCTACGGACTTCCGCAGAATCTATGAGAACGGCGGAGTATTCTTACTTGATGAGGTCGATGCTGCCAACGCCAACACCTTGACTGCTCTGAACGCTGCTATCTCGGCTCCGTTTGCTTCATTCCCCGACAAGATTGTCAAGCGCAGCCCTGACTTTATTCTGATTGCAGCAGCCAACACCTTCGGCAACGGAGCGGATGGCTTGTATGTTGGTCGGAATGAATTAGACGCAGCGACTCGTGACCGATTCTTGACTATGGTTTGGAACTACGATTGGGATGGCATTCGTGCTGCTCGCCCCGGACACAAGGCTCTTGTGACTCTTATTGAGCGGTTGTCTAACGCTGCCATTTCATTAGAGATGCAGCACATTATCTCTCCTCGGGCTGCACTCTTTGCTCCATTCATGATTGCTCAAGGTGATTCATTGAAGGAGGCACTTGATGCTTGTGTATTCAAAGGACTACCGAAGGATGATGTAGATACTCTGCTATCCAAAGTAGGTATGTCTGTCTCTGAATTGGAAACTATCTAATTGATTCAATATGATTATTATTGCCGTGTTCCTTGTGCTTGTTGCACTTGCTTATGACACTTCCAAAGAAATTCACCATTAAAATTCAAAGACATGATTTACAAACACATGTATGATTCCCCTCGGGAATTGTTTCAGTTAGCCAAATCGCTGGCTATGACCGGACAATCTTCTCACAACGGAGATGCCGATTTTACAGGTACCGAATCTTTTGAGGAGGCCGTAGCCCTAACCGACAACGGATGGAATCCAAGCGAACTCAAAGCCAAAGCCAAGTCTATTGGACTACGAGCCGAGAAGCAGCGGATGTCTACCAAGAAGGATAACCGGGGCAGCACTCTTTTGATTGACCGATACACCGAAGGCAGTCCCGATTGCTTCCGCCGTAAGTATCGAGAGCCAAAGGAGGACAAGCATATTCCCTTAATCTTTGAGGTGAATGAGCCGGCTTCGGTCAGCAAGAATCAAATGTTCCTCAAGGCTTCGGTAATAACGCAAGTCGTAGAGAATCTGCGCAAGCAAGGAATCTCGACAAGTATCTATGCCTACTTCGCAGTCCATGGTTACGAACTTGAAATCATTGAGGCTATCCCGGTGAAGAAGCGCAGCGAGCGTCTGCAGATTCATAAACTTGGGGCGATGATGCACCCTTCATCCTTCAGAAGAATCTACTTCGGTAGACTCGAGAACGGCAGCAAGGGTCGCAAGTCAGAGAACAATGTACTCAAAGATTGGCAGAAGATGCCCTTCGGTAGCGGCTATGGTCGACCCACCAAGGAATTGTCTACCAACGCAGTTCAGTTTATCAAAGACTCTCTGAAAATTGACCGAGCCATCATTATCTCGTCTATCTATGAATCAAGCATTAGCCTCCGCAATGAGAATGATGCAGCCAAATGGGTAAACAAGATTGTCGATGACTGCAATGCGATGTTCAAATGAAGAATCGCTATGTATCCGCACTACTTGTTTTAGTCTTTGTCTATCTCACGACTAAAGCATTGGAGGCCGCAAGTGCTGCGGCTTCCTTTCATCAGCACGTCAGATGGGATGCCGTATTCATTTATGAGGGCATCCTACTTCTGATTGCAACTCTCCTCCTTGTCTTATCCTTAATCTCCAAAATCAAATGACACTCTCTTCTGAAATCAAATGGATGGCTTTCAAAGCCGCACTCGAAACCAATCTCGATAGCCTTGTTCAAACCTTCCGAGGTGAGAAGGCTGGCATCACTATGAATGACGCTATGGAATTCATAGACAAGCACTTCAAAAATTCTCTTGGTCATGACCTTGAGTATCATATTCGAAACAATGTCAAGCCCGACCACAAGGCAGCCAACAAAATGGTTGTCGAAACGCAGATGGGCGTTATACATTCTATCGAAAAGAATCTTGAAGAGCATGATGAAGTCTTATTAGACAAGCAGTCGGTAACGCAGTTTGCTCAAGCAGCAGTATGGATGCCGATAATGTTAGGGGTTGCTTTAGACATGTGCTATGTCAACTTCCAACATCATGGAATGATTGATGTTCAAATAGATTCAGTCATAGATGCCGGAACCGAAGAGGTATCCGGTGAACTCGATGACCTTCTCGGTGGACTTGGAATCACTAAAGAATAATCTGCGCAATTAGTTGAACTTGATGGGGAAGGGCGCAGCCTTCCCCTTCTTTTAAATCCCTTAATTAATCATGAACATACCACAAACAATCCAAGTCCCCGTCTACTACTACATTGCAGACAACGGACAACCCGTATTCGACATTGAACAAATGGAAGAATACTTTGCTCAAGAATTAGATAAATTGGAAAATCAAGAATACTAATTAATCATGACACAACTTCAAACAATAGACAACTTCATCCTTTATATCACGTCTGCTTCAAGTAGTCAAGATGATTTATTCGATGAGCCGATGACATTCACGCCACGTCAACTATATGACTTGGCAGATGTCTATTCTAAACAAGAATCTTCAAATGATAAGATTCATGTTTGCACCCACTTCCTTGGAACAACCGCCGATGTCGATGACTTCACGTTTGAATGGATGAGTCTACTTGGTAGCCCGGTAACGGCAGAACTAAAGAAAGATTCTATGGGAGCGGTGAAGGCTTGGTATTGCGAGGCTTTTGTCACGAAAGACCAAATAGAATCTTTTGACATGAAATCAGATTGGATAATTAACAACTAACACAACTATGGAAACAAATCACATGGATTCTTACGGAGTCTTTTGTATGTGCGACCGACTATTGACGTTTGGCGTATTAGACATCGATGAACTCGATACACGATGGGAAGTGTCTATTGCCGAATACAACAAGTTCCTAAAAAGCAAGTACAATGTTGACACCAAGAGCGAACTTGACTGCATTGATGAATACATAACCAACACATTCTAATTATGGAAACCACATTCAACAAGTACAAGTACCTACAAGAACTAATCAATGAAGTCAAAGAAGGCATAGCCGATGGGACTATCAAAGATTGGGATGATGTATGCGACCTCGTAGACAATTCTATTTCTAATGAAGTTATATACTACGACGACTCATTGCAAATCATATCTCAAACCGGTCTATATGATTGGTCTGGTATTGATGATGACCTGATTACCGATGTGACTCGTGTTGCCTATTGGGGCTTACACAACTTTGTCTTTGAAGAATCAGAAGATGAGTTTAACTCAACAATCTTTAATCTACATGAATAGTCTTGAGTCAAAGATTAAAGCAATCCTCGAGAGGGGCGGCACTACTGCCGCTCCTTCGGGGGATGCCGAATGGAAGCCACAACGAGGAGAGATGGTGTATGTTACTGATGACCCCGAAGATTCAATAGAGCGATGCCTACTCAGAGAATACATTGTGCAAGATGAGAAAGGAAAGCATTGGGCTTGGTCTAAAGAAAAAACGGATAAAGTATCTTGGCTTTATGTCTTCCAAAAGAAATAGATTTTATGAGGCATTCAATGCCGACACTCTCCGCTATGATGTCATAGACCGGAAGAGTCATAAGATAGTCCGTACCTTCGACAAGAAGTACGGGGCTATGATGTGGTCACTTATGTTAAACAACCGGGAATAATCCCACTAATCCTTAATCCTATGAATGATTTAGATTTAGAACTCGTAAACATGTATATTCAAATGAAGCGGTCAGGGCATGGTCGTGCCGCTTTAGAACACAAGATTATCTGCAAAGACA